GAGGGATTTATCCACATACTGTGTCCTCCTGTGGTTGGAACACAATATGCAGCGGGGATAGACGTTGGTGAGGGTGTGGGACTGGACTATTCGGTACTCAGTATTGTAGGGAAGAGGGGGTTGAGCAGTGAAGTGGTAGCGGTTATCTACTCTAACAAGGTAGGGACAGACTCATTTGCGTTTGAATGTGACAGGTTATGCAGAGAATACTTTTCTCCGTTACTTGTAGTGGACAATATCGGGATAGGGCGGGCTGTAATTGATAAATTAGTAGAGTTGGGATACCCAAATCTCTACTATATGAAGAACAAAGACGGGGAAAACAAGAAAGCTGGGTGGGCTTTAACCAGACCGAATAAGAGGGAGTTAGCGGTTAAACTGGTGGAAAGGGTAAATAACAGGAGTTTAATTTCGCGGTTCAAGCCGCAGGTACAGGAATTGATGGAATATCAGTGGATAAACGGGTATCCTGAGCCGGTTGGAAAGACACATGGAGACTTAGTCATATCTCTAATGTTAGCCAGTGTGGTGCTAGATAAGGTAGGAGCCGTGGTCGAGGCCAGTATGTTTGTACGTGGTAAACGTATCTATTAGGAGATAATCATGCCGAAAAATGTAGAAGAAAGTCCCTCCGATATCACTACAAAGGTAGATAATAAGGAAAAAACGCTAAGTGAAAGGTTTACCCGCATGGACGGGGACTTCGATATATGGGACTTGAAAGGAAGTTCTGCGTATCCCAGCGAGACGAAGGATACCTCTAGTTCCCAGCAGTCTGCCAATGACATTGAGGTTATCTCCAATGACCCTCGTACCTTTGCCGATCAGGTGCAGTCCACATTATCCGATGCCGATATGCAAATTATTGTGAGAATGGTGGAAAAAGAGGGCGAGGACAAGAGGGACGATATTGCCAGACTGGAGAGATTACTTCATTATGCCCTCTATATGGCAGACCAGAGATTACGGAAGTTACTCTTACTTCCACTCAGAGAAGCGTCTATCTGGTATTCCATTGTCAGGGGGTGGGTGGCTGCCAGAACACTGGTTTATAAGAATAAAGAAAATGTTATCTTTGATATAATGCACCTTGACCCTCGGTGGCTGACATTTGAGCCGGGAGAGAATGGTAATATCTGGACTGGTTATAAGACCTTGCAGTCCGGAGAATTATTAAAAAGTAAGTGGGATTATACAGCCAAGCAATCTGATAATAACGAGGTAATTGATTTTTGGCGTGATGACGGAGAAGGGAAGTTCACTAACATTGTTTTATGTAATAAAGAGTTTGTGAAGCAGCCTCAGCAATATAAACTTAGGTCACACCCTGTTACTATTTTACCAGTAGCTACCAGACCGGATGTTTCAACGGAGTCTGGTAGTGAATCAGAAGGTTATGGTGACAGCATCTTTGCCCCATCAAGGGATATAAATAAAACATGGAACCGCTTTGCAACTATTGCCGCTACCCACGCCAATCTTTTAGCCAAACAGCCCATTATCAATTACTATGATGAGCAAGGTCAGCAGATTCAAACCACTGTCTACCTGGCTGAAGGTGTTCTTAACCTGCCTATGGGTCATAACAAACTTGACACTGCACCTATGAAAGAACTTGCGCCAACTGTGGTACAGATACTTAATGCACTTGGGGAACAGAAACAAAGAGCTATGCTTCCCAATATAAACAATAATAACCCAACTAAGTCTGGTACAGCTTATAACTTAGAGCAGGAAGCTGGTAATAAGGTATTTAACCCTCAGTTAAAGAACCTCACCTACTTCTATACTGAGATATGTAAACAGATAGAAGAACAACTTATAGACTCCGAGATAAAGGTGAATGTTAAATACGAAGCGGAAAAGAAGTATTTTGAGACAAAAGTCACACCTGTGGACTTGAAAAAGCCCCACATGACAAAAGTAGAATTTACTGCCAGGACTCCTTGGACACAGTTCGATACCTACCAGGTAGCTGATATGGCTAAGAGACTTGGACTTCCTGATGCCTTTATCCATGAATATATCCTGAAACTACCTGACCCGAAGGGGATGAGCGATTTATCCGCTATCGAGATGGCAGAGCATTCTCCCAAGATGGCAATGGTAAGGGCTATTCAGGCTCTTATGGTCGCTGGGAGAAAGGATGAAGCGGAACAGGTGATGAGGGATTTGTACGCGCTTGAAGTCAACGAGCAAAAACAGACTATGGAACAGTCATCAACTACTACGGAGGGAATGTAACCATGCCAAAAATAGGCGAAAAGAAAAGGGGTGGTTTGATAGGGAAAAGTACCCGGAGCTATTTCGTCTGGCTTGCTTGCATAGACTGCGGGAAGGAGAGATGGGTTAAATCCAATAAGCCATCACCTAGATGTATACCTTGCGCTGCAAAAAAACGTGCAAGTTGGTGTAGGGGCGCCAAAAGTGGAAGATGGAAAGGCGGTAGATTTATCCATAATGGATATGCCTATGTAAAACTTCAGCCTGACGATTTCTTCTATTCGATGGCTAATGGGAAAGGATATGTAGCAGAACATCGTCTGGTGGTAGCTAAAGCATTAGGGAGATGTCTTTTGCCTTGGGAAGTGCCTCATCACAAGACTGGGTTTGCTAAAGACGATAATAAATATCCTGAGACATTGGAACTTATTACCGACAAGCGGTTTCATATTGTTGATTTAGTAACAAAAAATTTAATAGTGCAGTTGCAGAAAAAAGTTGATGGACAAAACAGACGCATAATTTTATTGGAAGCGGAACTTGTAGCACTTCAATATGCTATGGAGACAAGCGAGCCCGCAGCTCCGCCTCAAGCGGGAGGAGGAATATAATGACTGATGACTTTGTAACACGAAATGAGCGAGTACAGGATACTTCACCTTATCATTTCCAGCGTGATAGACAGTTATTTAATAAGCAGCCCAGACCTGCTCAAGCAAATACTTCACAGCCGAACGCTAAACCTGCTCCTGTTGGATGGGGACTTAGCACACCCGCATACTGGGGTAGTGTCTTTGAAGATTACTTGAGAAGGAAGAGGGGGAATCAATAATGCCTAACCCAAATTATATACCAAGTAAAAGGGCACAAGACGACTTCTTTTCATGGCTGTCAGAATACTATGGGATGAAACCGTCATTGTTGCAAATGCCAGACGTTCTTCTCAGGTTTGGAAACAAAAGCAACCAGTATTATCAGTATTGGACACAATATGTATGGACTCCAGCCCATCCTGCTGAAAAACCACCTGAACCAGCACCTAAAAAAACACCAGAAGGAACATCTGTATTCCCACGCAGAGGGGCAGGTGGTGAGGTATTCCAAGCTGGAAATACTGAGAAAATACAGGCATGGAACGAATATCAACAGGCTGGCGGGACACTATCTATTTCCGACTGGGAAGCAACAGGAGGGCGAACTGCTACTGATGAAGGGGCTGCAAACGCATGGCTAGATGTCCTTCTTACTATGCTACAGGCTGAAATAGATATCGACCCCGATTTTTTAGCTGAAGCTAAACTTATTAGCGATGACATGGAAGACCGCCTGTCTGGGCAAGGCAAGTATGAAGGGGTACGTCAGACAGTTCTTGATTTACCATCCTGGGTGCTGACTGATGTTGAAGATTACAGAAAAAGCATTCCCCTTCAAGAGCAAGCAAGGCTGGCAGCAGCACAACAGAGAACTCAGGATATTGTCTCACAGCAGACACAGCTACCGCTCAACGCTGGTGGGACAATCCCACAGCAGATACAGGCTGGGCAACGTGCTATGCGGAATCTTCAAATACAACTTGAAGCTGCACCCGAATATATGCGTGGTATTCTGAAAGAGCAGTTTGCTGAACTTGATGAAGGCGTGCGCCAGTTACAGGAAACCGACCTGCTTATGGCAAAGGAACGGTCTGATAAGTTGGAAGGTGAACCAACACCACCGTTTTCAATAGGCCCTCTCACAAGGGACCTTGCCGATGAATATTCTTGGTCTCCTGAGAAAATCAGGTCTGAGGCAATGATATATCAGGGCAATCCTGAAAGCGGAGATTACGCTAATCTTACAGATAAAGAGAGAATGGACTTGTCTGCGATAGCTCAGGAAGCTGGTGGGATAGCGTCGGAGGAAGAACAGGTTGAAGAACCAACACCTGTAAAGCCGTTTGAGGATATACCTTCATTTAGGGACTTAGGCGCAACCGGTTCTCCTGCATGGAAAAACTGGTTCGAGCGAAGATACCCAACCATTGTCAGCCAGTTCAGAGGGAAAAAAGAGACAGAACGTACTGTAGCAGGGTTTACAACCTTCTTAGATAAGGAAAGGGCACGTATCAAGGAAGAATTTACAAAGCAATCTCCGTATGCAAGAGGAGAAAGACCCAGTGCATTTCAACCTAGAATTAAAACAGTTGGCTTTTAAGGATTTATAATGCCTGATAATAAGAGAAGGTCTTCACGGCTAAGAGTTAAAGGGATACCGGTAGTTCCACCAATAGGTGAACCAACGGCTACTCCCCCTCAACGCACTGTGCCACCACAGCCCTCACCACAAGAAGCAACAGGTGACCCGTTTGCTGCTATACGGCAGTTCGTATCGCCTCAGTCTGGTGCGAGTGATACCGTAACTGCGCCACAACCAACTCCGCCTGTATTAACCAGAGAGACAGGAGTATTAGGAAAGCAGTACCAACCTCCTGAATTGACATTGGCAACTCCTGAAGAGGAAAAACGTGCTAGAGAGATGCTATCAGGTAGTTTGCTTGGACAAGGTGTTGCAGGTTTGGGAGAAGTTTATGAGTCTGTGGGTGGTGTTGCTAAATGGGCTGGTTATAATTGGTTAGGGAATCAGTTAAAGAAAGAGGGAAAGAAGGCAAGTACAGTTGCACCTGCGGTTGATTTAGGTGATATAAGTTGGAAATCTGCTCTTGACCCTGAATTTTGGGCTAAAGTACCATCATTTGCGGCTAGGATGACTCCTTTTACTCTGTCTCTAGTACCCGCTATGGTAGTTGGTTATGCAGGTGGTGCTGCTCTAGGTGGAGCTATTGGATTAGGTGCTTTTGGCTCTGCAATTCTGGGTGCTGTGGGTGGTTCTACTTTGTCTCGTCCACTTGAGAGTTTGTTAGAAGCTGGTGGTACAAACAATGAAGCAGTTAACAAGGGAATGTCACCGGAACTAGCTGATAAAGCAGCTACAAATGTCTTTCTTAATAACCTTAAACTATCTGGGTTTGATGCTTTAGAACTCATTACAGCCTTTGCCCCACCCCCTGTAAAAATAGGCAGTAAATACCTGAAACCATTTGTAAAAGGTGCAGGAGTTCTTGCTACAGCAGGACTGGAAGGAACAGAAGAAGTATTACAGCAGAAATTCCAGACTGAGGCACTAGGGGATAAGTTTGACCCATTTTCCCCTGAGACAAAACAGGCAGCATTTGGTGGTGCATTATTTGGTGGCCTTATGGGTGGTGCTGGTGCAGTCTTTAATTCTATAAAACAACAGACTATTGATACCATGCCTCCGACAATGGCACAGAAGTTTGACACATTAAAAACAGATGCTCTGAAGCGTGGGATGAATGACGAACAGGCTGGACTATCT